GAGCGACCATGCGCTGCGCCTCCATGATCCCGCGCCCACGGTCCACGTCGGTCAGGGCCTTGCCGCGTAGGTCATGGAAATGGCAGTCCTTCACGCCGGCCCTCTTCACTGCCCGCTTCCAGGCGGTGGACGCGCCCGAGTAGGTGTAGGGCTGGCCCTGCAGCGTGCAGAACACGAAAGCGGGGCTCTGGTTGGGCAGGGCCCGCAGGCGGTCCACCACATCGCGCAGGCGCTGCGTCCATGCGATCAGGACCTGGGCGCCGGTCGAGCCCTCGGTTTTGGCCGGCTGGAACGTGATGCCCTGCTTGCATACATCGCTCCAACGCAGGGTCAGCAGGTCGCCGATACGCTGCCCCGTCAGGTAGGCCATGTCGATCAGCGCGCAAATCATGTGGCCGGAGCGCGTGCGTTTGCCGTCCTCCCCATACATCACGGCCACCTTGATGCGGCGCACCTCTGAATCCGTGATGTACCGCGTGCGCGCCTTGACGGACATGGTCTTGAGGCTGTCCACCGGGTTCGTGCCTGGCGGCCGATAGCCTTTCTCTTCGGCGAACCGCATCAGTTCTCTCAGCATGGAGCGGTAGGCGTTGTAGGTACGCGGCTTGTCGCTGAAGTGTTTCAGAAACTCTACGATGGCCGGTGCGGTGACTTCCTGCGCGCGAAACTCCTGGAACGATTCGGAGATCGTGCGCGTTTGATAGGCGTCGTTGGCCCGTGTTTTCACGCTGTGCCTGCTGCCGACCTCCGCGAGCCAGTCCGCGATCACTGCCGCCATGCTGTCCCGGGCCTGGTCTGCCTGCTCCATATCGGCCAGGGCGCGGTACAGAGCAGGCAGGCCGTCACGGATGGTGGATAGGCGCGTCCAGATCCGCTTCTTCCCTTCGGCGCGGACATGCCAATAGGCGCCGCCCTTTTCATAGACACGCTTGGGCAGGTCGCTGCGGCGCTTGCTCATGTGGGCCTCCGCATCTGTGGCGGTCGCACCCGGGGCGCAGTGGACGGCGCTGGGCCAGCGCACACGGCCAGGTAATGGTCACGCTCCAGCAGCACCTTGCCCGTGCGCTCGCTGAGTCGTGCACGGAAGAATCCGCGCTTGTGCAGCGCCTTGAGTTGCAGCAATGGCCATTGGTAGTGGGTGAGTTCCTTGATTTCCTCTTCCGAGAGGGTCAGTCCGATGTTCATGCCAGGCTCTCTAGTTCTTCGGTGCCAAAAATGGCGGTCTTTGCAATGGCTCCGGGCTTGCCGGCAAACTCGATTTCCCAGCCGTCTTCGCGGATGCCAATCACCTTGCCCTCGCGCCAAAGGAATTGGGCTTGCTGGGCTGTCATGCCGGCCCGCAACACTCTCACCCGCTTGCCCACGATGGGGTCCGCTGTGTAGGGCTCCAACTCCTCGGGCTCGAAGCCTGCGCGCTGGCCTACGCCGGCGCCGAATTCCACGATCAACGACAGGTGGCCAAGCCGCACCACGCCTACGCGGCCGCACTCTTTGCGGAGCCTCCCTGTCGGGCCTTTGAGGCCGACCTTGACGCGCACCAGTTCACCGGCCGCGAACGTGGGCACCTGGCTGGTGGTTGCTTTATCTGCTGCCCCGGTGCCGGCGTCCGCACTGTCCTGGCCATCGTTAGCGGTTGCAGTCTGCGCGGGCGCAGACTGCTGCACGACAGGGATCACAGCCTGGCCAACTTCGGCGGCTGCGGAGGAGGGCGGCAGGCCCTGCGCAGCGTCAGCTGCGACTGGGCCTGCATCGTCGCCCTGTGCGGCTGCAGCCGCACCTTGAATGGGTGCCTGCGCGTCAGCGACAGGCGCCCCCTCGTCGCTTTGCGCGGCTGCGGCCGCGCCTGATTCTTGGTCTTGGAGCGCGGCCGCGATAGCGGCCGAGGCTTCGGCGGCAGTCGTCTTCGGCTCGACGCTCGCACGCGCAGCGGGGGATTTTTTGGCTTTGCCTTTCGCGCGACTCTCGCCAGCGCGCGCAGCGGGATCAAGGGGGAGATCCGCCTTCGGGGCGGCAGGTTTGACGGGGGCAATCTTCGGCAGATGCTTGTCGGCCGCTGCCATCTTGACCTCTTTGATTACAGCCTGCAGACGCTCCTGCAGCACGGCGCGGGCCACCAGCATCAGGCCCTCATTCGGCGTGCCGTTGTAGGGGTTGTGTGTGGCGCGGCTGTCTCCCTGCATGATGCAAAGGAGCTGCAGGAAATCGGGGTTGACGGTTTCCTTTGCGTACTCGATCAGCGCGGCATGGGCGCCCACGCGGTCGAAGCCAAGCACATCAGCAATGGCCTGTGCGTCGTCTGTTCCGAGGCTTTTGACTGAACGCAGAGAGAGATAGCGATGCACATCCAGATTAAAGGCTGGGGGCTGTTCGGCATTGAGGGTGTTCCATGCGCGATCCAACAGGGCATCGCGCCAGGCCTGTTCAAATTTGCCCTGTGCCTTCGCTTCGGCCTGGGCCTTCTTGGACTCGGAGAACTGCCGGGCTTCCTTGGCCACTTTCTCGGACGCCTTTGCCTGGCCGTCCACGATTTTCAGCAGGCGCAGAACCGTCTCATTGGGTAGGGCGTCTACAAGCTCGCCCTTGCGGCGCGGGCTTTCGATCTTGACCGGCTGGATGCCCTCGGCCTTCATCTGGTCGCCAATGATTTTTCGCAGCGGGTGGTCGCCTGGGCTGTCCTCGATGGCGTCCAGACGGCGATAGCCGAGCAGCTTCTCGTTGTAGCCCTGGGCCTGAAGCTCTGCAGCTTCCTTGCCAACGATGACGGTATGACCTTTGTCTTTGGCTTCCTGCACGATGCGGGCCGTGTGTGCTTCGGCCTTGGCCTCATAGCAGGACTTGTCAGTGCAGATGTCTGCACGGCCCATTTCCTTTTTCAGCTCCGCATTGGCGCCGGTGCGCTTGCTGCAGTCCGCGCAACTGCCAGCGGAAGGCACCAGGGTGGCGTCTGTGATCGTGAACTTGGCCCGGTCCAGGCGCACCATGTACTCGTTTTGCACAAGATCCTCGCACGCGCGGTAGCTGGGCTTCTCCCCTTGCCAGTCGGTGCGGGTGATGTCTTTGAGTGCTTTGATTTGAAGTTGTGCACTGGGGATGCGTGCCAGCAATTGCGCGCGGCTGAAGTCAATGTCCCCTTTGCGCAGCACCTCGCGGACCTCTTCGCACAGGTCGAGGATCTTCATGACGTTGAAAACGTAGGTGCGGCTCTTGCCCACGTCCTCTGCGATTTTCTCAGCCGTGGTTTCTCCGAGGTCCAGCAGTTCCCGATAGCCTTCGGCTTCTTCGAGCTTCGTGATATCGGTGCGCTGCAGGTTCTCAATGACGGCCGCGCGCAGGGCGTCAGCGTCCGACATCGGGCGGATCATTGCGGGGATTTCGGCCACGCCTGCGAGCTGGCTGGCGCGCCAACGACGTTCCCCTGCCACCAGTTCGTACTGTGCGCGCTCGCGCTTCTCGGCCTTCGCAATTTGCTGTTCATCGCCAATGCGCGATTCGGGCAGGGGGCGCAGCAGGATGGGCTGCAGCGCGCCGCCCGTGGCTTTGATTGAGTCGGCCAGCTCCTGTAGCTTCGCTTGGTCGAAGTGCTTGCGCGGGTTGCGCAGGCTCCGTGCAATGCTCATGACGGGCACATGCAGCATCAGGGCGCCTGCGCCAGGGGTGGCGGCGGTCTGGGTTTCGTGTGAGCTGGTCATGCTGCAAGTTCCTCCTGCTGGCCCTTGATGCCAAAGGCGCGGCGCGCTGCGTTGCGGACCTCGGCTGTGACGCTGTGGCCGAACTCCTCCGGGTCCAGCAGATCGCGCACCAGGGCGACGCAGGCGGCTGTGTCGGGATCGACGCGCGGGCTGTCATAGATCACGCGGCGGCAGGCCGGTTGCCGCTGGATGTGCTGGATCATTTCCAGTGCTGCGGATTCCTGCGGAGCCAAAGGCGCACCTACGCGGGGTGTGCTCAGATCCGATTCGACTTGGACAGCGCCAGGGCCGACATGCTTGATTTCGATGACGATTGCTTTAGCCATGAGCGGCCTCCAGAAGTTGCATTTGGGGTTGGATGGGGGCGGGCTCATGCAGCGGCTGGATGTCGCTGCAGTGGCCCAAGGTGTGGCGGATCTGGTGGACGGGCGCGGTGATGGATACACGCATGCCGCGCTTGAATGACTTGGCGCGCTGCTGGGCCTGCGTGCGGGCAGCGGGCGCATAGACCTGCTCGGCCTTGACAGGCAATTGGCCTGGGCCGTCGCTGTCAATCAGCAGACACAGAACTGGCATGGGTGAGCTGTCCACGCCCTGGGGCAGCGTGCGCACCTCGGCGTCTTGCACCAGGGTGCCGGTGATGACGATCAGTGCCATGGCGCACCCCCGAACTTGATGGCGACGAGGGCGCCGAATAGGGCCAGGATCAGACAGCACAGCACGGTGCGGCGGACGCGGCGCGGACGGTAGGGACCATCCATCTCGAACGATGGGCGGCTCATCGTGCGGCCCTCGCGCTGATCGGGCGGCTGTTGCCGAAGAGGGCCATGGCGCGGGCGATGGCATCCGCTGCGCCCGTGGCGCGGATCGTGTGGCGAGTCCGGCCGCATGTGACGGTGTAGAGGGTCATCACTCGCCCCTTGCGTCGTCGGTCAGCTCAACGCCGGCCAAGCCAGGGATGGACATCAGCACGTCGATGACGTGGCAGTCCGGGGGCGGGATGTCGAGGGCGATGTATGCCTCGCCGGCGGCATGCAGGATACCTTGCTGCACCCGCGCATTGGCGGCGTCGCACATGGCGGCGAGTCGATGGGGCCAGAGCAGGCGCTCAGGCTGCTGGATGTGCCGCTGCAGCGGCGTCGTGTCTACGGCGAGAGAGAGGGTGCAGACGTGTGCACTGTCTGCTGTACTGCTGCATTGCATGCCGGGCCTCCTGTGCGGTGGAGGGCGCGCGGCCTGCATGCCGTTGCGCCCGCCTGAGCGAAAACTCAGGCAGACGCATTACACCATTCGGTGCATATTAGGTCAACACTGTTTGGTGTATATCTAGAATTCTTCACCCTTCCAGATCTTCACCACTCGGGCGAACACCTCGAAGTCCATTCCATCAACGATGTCGAAGGGGTCATACAGGGGGTTGTAGCTCTTGGCCCGCACAACAAGTCCATTGATCGTGGGGATGCGTTGCAGTTGCTTCACAAATCCTTCGGTACCCACTCGAAAGAAATAGACGCCATCTGTGTCTACCACCTTCACCCCCCTGTCAACGAGAAGAGGGTCACCTGGATTAAAGAGGGGCTGCATTGAAGGGCCGAAGCCGGTGACTATGGCGAGATTCTTGGCGCTGGTGATGCGCTGGACATTCATGTGTAGCCACTTCTCAGACACCGTCCACTGCTTGATCACGCCCGGTTGATCGGCTAGCACGATCCCGTGGCCCATGCTTCCACCGGTCTCGTACTGCTGGATGCGGATGTCTCCGGCCGTCTTCATGGCTGCAGGCGCTGCTGCGATGGTCGCATCCTCATCAAGGATGGAGTCCTGAAGCTGGTCGAGCCAGCCGGGCAGGTGCTCAGGATAAAAATTTGCCTCCATCCGCCGAGCAATCTTTTCACCAAAAGACTTGCGGCCCTGCAGCATGTCGAGCAGCTGCCGAGTGGGAAGGTCGAAGCGGCGGGCTGCAGCTGACAGCGTGAGTTCATCCACGATCTTTTGTGCGTTGCGGCGGCGAATGTCTGCGATTTCCATAGTGGTTGATTTGACCAGCCCGTAACCATTTGGTGAATTCCCCGAACGGTGTTCTTTTATGCACCGTTCGGTGTATAGTCTTGCGTCATGACTACTAAGACGCTGAAGGAATATTTGGGGGGCCTGAGTGGGCCTGCGCGCGAAGACTTCGCGCAGCGTTGCAAGACCTCTTATGGCCACTTGCGGAACGTCGCATACGGCAAGAAGCCTGCTGAGAGCCTTTGCATCCTCATCGAACTGCACAGTGGGCGCGAGGTGTTGTGCGAGTCCTTGCGCTCAGACGTGATGTGGTGGGTCGTGCGTGGCTCCCATGCCTCAGTGGCAGGAGGCGCGAATGTCTAGCGTCTTGGTATCAACTTTCTCCCCCTCCAGCCTCCCGGCAACGTCGCCCGGGATTCGTCTCCTTCCCCAACTTGGTGCTGCACGCGCGGGAAGGCGTGTGCGGCTTGCGTTGCTGGCTGGAGTGGGGCTTTCTTTTCGTCATGCCCGCAGTGTCTTCGGCACGGTTCGCGGGCGCCATCCTGAAATTTCTAGCCTTCAAGGGGAACGGCCATGACGCGCCGCTATTCCGGCGCCGATTGGCGCGACGTTTTCTACAACGCGATCCGAAGCGCTGACGGTGGCGTGGTCGAAGCTGCAAAGTTCTTGACCGAACGTCGTGAGCGGTTCATCCATGCAGAGGACCTGCGCCGCCGACTGCGTGGTGCCGATGGGGAATCGCTGAGCACTGAGATGCTTGAACTGCTGTCCGAATGGCTGCTGGATCGACGGGAGCCCGGGGCGCTGCGATGGCTGCAGGTCTTTAACGCTCGCTTCGGCATGGCTGCTGCACATCTGCCGCCACCGCCTGAAGGCGGCTGGGCATGCGAGGCGACCGCGATCCAAAAAAAGATCATGCAGATCACGGCCGAAAACGGCCTCTTGGCAAACATCGGCATGCGTGTCACTGAGGACAAGCGCCTGGACGATCAAGAGTGCGATGAGCTGGAGGCCCAGTGCATGCAAATCATCGAGCTGGTGTTTCGCCTGCGCCGCAATGCCCGGCGTGCTGCTGGTCGGTCGGAGGACTTCACATGAGGCCAGCAGGAGACGTGCGTCTGGCGTTGGTGCAGGCGTGCGAGCGCATCCACCGTGACACCGGCCAGGGAGCCCCTACCCGCGAGCTGGCAAGGCAGGCAGGAGTGGGTTTGAAAGCTGCTACCGACACGATCAAAAACCTGAGCCGCGCGGGCGTGCTGACAAAAGGTGGCGAGCAGGCCGTGAGCTATCGCAACCGCCCTGTGGCTTTGTGGATTCCGAAGGCCGCAGCAGCGGCCAATGACTGTGGAAATGTGGGCTTGGCACAAGCGCTGCGGGTCTGGGGGTAATCAATGAATTTGAACAAGCTGCTGGCGGTTGGGACGCTGGCTTGTGGAGTCCTGTGCGTTGTCGGAGGTGAGCATGCAGAAGCGTGAGGATCTGCCCCCCATCAAGTACGCGGAGCTGGCCGAGGCGCTTTTGGCGCGAGCCGACCGGCTGGTGGCTGCCTGGCTCCAGGGCGGTGAAATCGTTGGACACGAATACAAGTGCGGGAGCCTGGCGGGCGGCAAGGGTGGTAGCTGCAGCGTCAATCTGAACAATGGCAAGTGGAGCGATTTCCACACGGGCGAGTCCGGCCGCGATCTGCTGGATCTGTACGCCCAGATCCATGACCTGTCGCTGGCAAAGGCTGCTGTGCAGGTTGCGAAGGAGGAGGGCTTGGAAAGCGTGGCCGGCCTGGTCAAGTATGGCGGCGGTGCGGGTGCCGTGGCCGCTGCCGCAAATCCCCGGCCGCAGGAGGCGGCCCCCAAGTGCACGCGGGAGTCTGAATGGAAGACCCTGGCGCCGGTACCGGACTATGCCCCTGACCCTACTTTCCAGCATTACCACCGCCTGCCTGCGGACCTGCAGCACACGGCAGAGTACCGGCTGGGTGGTGATCTGCATGGGTATGTGGTGCGCTTCGGGACGAGCGATGGTGGCAAAGACACACTGCCGTACACGTTCTGCCTGTCAGCAAAGGATGGGGCCAGCAAATGGCATTGGCGACAGTGGGACGAGCCCCGGCCGCTGTTCTTGCCGTCCAAGCGCCTGCCCGAGGGCCGCACCGTGGTGCTGGTCGAGGGCGAGCTGAAAGGCGAAGTGCTGCAGGCTGCGCTTGATGGCGTGGCGCCTGGCATCTACTGTGTGGCGAGCTGGCCGGGTGGGTCCAAGGCCTGGAAGCGGGCGGATTGGTCTTGGCTTGCGGGCAGTACTGTGATTCAGTGGCCCGACTGCGACTCTAAGCGCGTGGCGCTGACTCCTGCAGAACGCAAGAGCGTCAAGGGTGATGACGCAGCTCGGCAAGCGCTTGAGGAAGGCAAGCCACTGCTTGCGGCCAAAAAGCAGCCGGGCATGCTGGCGATGCTGGGTATTGGTGCTCTGCTGCGTGACGAGCACGGCTGTACCGTAAGCATCTTGCCAATCCCCCAGCCGGGCATCGTGGTGGATGGCTGGGATGCGCGCGATGCCATCGAGACGGACGGCTGGGACGGCGAGCGGCTGCTGGCTTTCTTCGGCCAGGCGCAGCCATTGGCTCATGCGTCTGAGGACGCGGGCGCGGCTGAACCGGCGCGATCCCCCGTTGGCACGGGCAGCGGTGGTAGTGCGCCGCCGGCCTCTGGTGGCCCTGCCGCTGATGCTGATGACGAGGATGACGGCATCGTGGTGCGCATCGGCGGCAAGCTGGTGCCCGAGTGGATGACGTACTACTACGACGCCGAGAAATCCCGCTGGAACGTCTCTCGCAAGTTCGTGATTGCGTGTCTGCGGCGCCTGCCGGGTCTGCGCGATGTGCTGGGCTTCGATGAATTGCGCAACACCGTGCAATGCCGCAAGCCCTGGCCTTGGCCCAATGCCAAGGCGGGCGAGGTGCGCAATTCCGATGCGTTGCTGCTGGGTGACTGGCTCACGGATCAGTACGGCCTGCCCAGCATCAGCAAGGCAGCGCTTGAGGAAGCCATGCACACGGTTGCCAGCACGCGGCGCTTTCACCCGGTGCGCGAGTGGCTGGCGGGCCTGCAGTGGGATGGCAAGCCCCGCTTGAGCAAGTGGCTGATTCACGCCCTGGGCGAGTCGCCTGAATCGTTGCGGCCGGCCATGCTGGAGTATCTCGGTCTGGTCAGCCGATTTTGGGTACTGGGCATGGTCTATCGGGTGATGGAGCCCGGTTGCAAGTTCGACTATTGCCCCGTGCTTGAGGGTGCCGGCGGCCTGCGCAAATCGACGCTGGTCGAGGTGCTGGCAAGCAGCGAGTTTTACAGCGATACCGCTTTCGAGGTGGGGCGCGGGAAAGAAGCGCAAGAGCAGGTGCAAGGCATCTGGGTGTATGAGATTGCCGAGCTGTCCCACTTCAGCAAATCTGAGGTGGGGGCGATCAAGGCCTTTATCTCGGCCAAGGTGGATCGCTATCGCGTGGCCTACGGAACCAACGTGGAAAGTTTCCCGCGTCAATGCGTGCTGGTGGGCACGACCAATGAGGACACGTACCTGCGTGATCGCACCGGCAATCGGCGCTTCTGGCCCGTGCCTGTGCGTCACTGCATCAATACTGATTGGGTGCTCAAGGTGCGCGACCAGTTGCTGGCCGAAGCCTATGCCCTGTATCTGCAGGCTGAGCCCTTCATTCCAACGGCAGAGCAAGAGGTGAGGCTGTTCAAGCCGATGCAGGACAGCCGCCTTGTGGAGACGGCCGTGGAGAGTGAACTGCTGCATGTACTGACTCGGCCGTACCAGACCGCTGGCATGGCGTCCGTGGTGAGCAGCCAAACCGAGTTCGTGACCATCTCTCAACTGGTGCAGGCCCTGGCCATTGATGCCGCCAAGGCGCCGCCTGGTCTGCAAACGCAGATCACGGGATGGCTCAAGCATGAAGGCTGGGAGCGGGTCAAGAAGCAGATCAATGGTGTGCGTGCCTGGGGCTTTGCCCGGCCGCCTGACTGGCCGCCTGAAGACCGGCCCACTGGTCTGGATGGCGATCTGCCGCCGCCTCCTCCTGCTATCCCTGAGTCAGCCGCAGGTCAGACGCCTGTCACTTTCGTGGCGCCAACGCTGCCGCCTGGTCTGGTGGCTGACAAGCCTTCCCTGCAGGACGATGAACCGTTCTGATCTTCAACCCCTTTCGATGCGGGCGGCGCCTGAAACGCGCCGTGCTGCATGCACTGCTGGAGGCGAGATTCGCTGCAGTGTGCCCGCTTGCGGGCCGGTGGTCGCTATGCGGCCCCGATGCGGTGCGGTGGCGGGGATGGCCTGCCATTCCCCTATGACTTGAGTGTCCAAGTGTCCAAGGTGTCCAAGCTTTTGCATTGGACTCCATTGGCCACCTACTTCCCCATTTTCTGGGGTTGAGGCTGCTGCATTGCCTGTGTGGCGGTCCGTGGCCGGATCTAGGCCCAGCGTCTGGGCGCAGGCTGGCAGGCATAGGCGCGGGCGCGCTCGCGCGGAATCGGGCGATTCCTCATTAACTCTATAGGTTGGGATGGACAGGATGGACACTAGGACACAGAGCAGGATCGCAGGGCCTGCAATCCAAACAGCATCGTCGCAGTGGACCCCGGAAGAGATCGCCAGGATCGAGGCGGGGCAGCAGGTCATCAAAACCCGCATGCCTGGGGTCTATGCGCACATTCAGCAGAAAGCCAAAGCAGATCGCCGGGTATGGGGTCTGGTGCGGCAGGGGTTGGCCGGGCGCCCTGGCTGCTTCTGGGCGGTTGAAGGTTCCCAAGCGGTGGGCACGCCCTTTGTCGCGTGGGCCAGCATGGGCCGCATTGCAGACTTGCTGCAGCAGATGGCGCAACCCGAGTTTGCCTGCATGCTGGGGCCGCTGCCTGATGTGGGGGCCTGAGCATGGCGCGCCGCGAACACATCAAGCAACGCTTGAACAACTGGGCCATGTGGCGCGCTCGCCGTGACGGCAATGGCCTGGGCTTTGCAACGCAGAACATCCTTGCAGCTTGGATGGCAAGCGTGAAGCAGCCGCCCAAGGTGCGCGAGGCGACTATCCCGGTGCTGCATCTGGAGGCTGAGGAAACCGACCAGGCTGTGCAATCACTCAAGCACTCCAAGCCGCATCTGTTCCTGGTGCTGGAGTTGATCTATCTCCGGGATCTGGGCATTCAGGGGACTGCCCGGCGCATCGGGCGCGCGCCGTCTACCGTGCATGCCCAACTCGATGCGGCCGACAAGGCGATTGAGGACTGGCTGAGTGAGATGGTGCAGGAGCGCGAGCGCAAGTTGGCGCAATTGTGGGCCGTGAAAGATCGGCCAGGGAGTTTTACACCTTAGAGAGTCTTGGTACATTTCAGGCAACTTGTGGAAGGTGTCCCAACCCGCTGACCCAAGCTCAACCCTGCCAAGCGCGAGCCTGGTGGGGTTTTCTTTTTTGTCCCCCTCGGAGCACATATGACGCCGGAATCTCGCCGAGCCATCAGCCGCCAGGACCACGATGAGCGGCGAGGCTCCGCTTCGTCGCGTGGCTACGGTGCCGCGTGGCGCGCTGCTCGGGACCAGTTCTTGCGGGATCACCCGCTGTGTGCTGAGCACGGAAAGCGTGGCGAGTCGATCCCAGCCCAGGTCGTGGATCACATCGTCGCGCCTCGCCTTGCTGAAGCCCGGGAATCTGGAGACCCGGAGCGCATGGGCGAAGCGCAGCGGCTTTTCTGGAGTCGGTCCAACTGGCAGCCGCTGTGCAAGCTGTGCCACGACGCTGACAAGCAGCGCCTTGAGAAGTCCGGGCGCATTGCCGGCTGTGCACCTGATGGTCGGCCGCTGGACCCGCGTCACCCGTGGAATCGGCCCGCCGCATCGACGATTTCGGCGTTTTTGGCCCGATCCGGCCCAAAACCGGCTCCGAGGGGGTAGGGGGGTGAAAAACTTTCGCCCTTTTTAGCAAGAGACCGACCGTTCCTCTCCGTACGCAAAATGCGGGAAATATGGGGAGGGGGGTATACGACAGGAGGCACCCAATGGCTGGAAACGCCAATTCCGGGCGCAGTGCAAAACCGCCGTTCCTGCATCTGGCGGGTGGCAATCCCGGAAAAAAAGACGCGGCTGCACTGCTGCGCGAGCAGGAGGCCAACACGGTTTCCGCCAGCGAGCCTGACATGCCCGAGGTGCTCACGCCGGAAGCGCGGGAAGAGTGGAAGCGCGTCATGCCCGACTTGCTGCTGCTGGGCTGGGTGCACCGTATCGATGTCATGGCGCTTTCGTCCTACTGCGAGGCGGTGGCCGACTGGCGGCGCTTTCGTGCGCTGATCGTCAAGAAGAATGCAGAGCAGGCCGAGGCCGGTGATGTGCAAACCTATGCGACGGGCGCCAAGCAAATCAGCGTTTGGCGGCAACTCGCCAACGATGCCGAGAAGCGGGCGAACGCCGCCGGCGCGTTGTTCGGTATGTCGCCCCTGGCGCGACGAAACATGAAGGCCCAAGCGGCGCCGCAAGGGGAGTTGTTCGGCAATGACGAAAAGGACGCTGCCGCTCGCTACTTCTGACTGCCGAGTGAAGAAGTTCGCCCGCCGCGTGCTGCAGGGGCGAATCATTGCGGGGCCGTATGTGCGGGCCGCGTGCAAGCGCCATCTGCAGGACCTGAAGCAGGGGCACAAGCGTGGCCTGGTGTGGGATCAGGCGGCAGCAGACCGAGCCATCGGATTCTTCGAGGATGTGCTCAAGCTCAACGGCGGCGAATACGAAGGCAGGCCTTTCCTGCTGGCCCCCTGGCAGGCTTTCATCGTGGGCAGCCTGTATGGCTGGTACACGGCGGATGGATACCGGCGCTTCCGCGTTGTCTACATCGAGACCGGCAAGGGGTCGGGCAAAAGCCCGCTTGTCGCTGGAATCGGGTTGTACGGGCTGACGGCCGACAAAGAACAGCGCGCCGAGATCTACGCTGCCGCGACAAAGAAAGACCAGGCACAGATCCTGTTCCGCGATGCCGTGGCGATGGTCAACCAGTCGCCGCATCTGCAATCGCGCCTGGTGCAGTCGGGGCGTGATGAGAAAGTTTGGAACCTCTTCTATGCGGAGACGAACAGTTTCTTCAAATGCATCTCTGCAGATGAGGGACAGTCCGGCCCGCGTCCCCATGTCGGGCTGATCGATGAGGTGCATGAGCACAAGACGGCGACGGTGATTGACATGATGGTGGCCGGCATGAAGAGCCGCCGCCGTGCCATGGTGGTGATGATCACCAATAGCGGCAGCGACAAGACGACGCCGTGCGGCCAGTACCACGACTACGGTGCAGACGTGTGCACTGGGCGTGCACAGGATGACCATTTCTTTGGCTTCATCTGCTCGCTGGACAAGGGCGATGACCCGTTCAAAGACGAACGGTGCTGGCCGAAGGTCAACCCGTCGCTGCGCTTTCGCCTGGCAGGGCAGCGCGAGGGCATCCCCGGCTATCAGTATCTGCGTGCCCAGGTGCAGAACGCGCGAGGCATGCCGGCGAAGTTGGCCAAGGTCTTGCGCCTCAATTTCTGTGTGTGGACGCAGGCCGAATCGCCTTGGCTCGACTGGGAGATATGGGCGGCGGCAGAGGGGAAAGTGCCGCTGCAGCTGCTGCGACATCGCAAGGCGGTGGGCGCGCTGGACCTGTCCAGTACGACCGACCTGACGGCCTTCGTTCTACTGTTCTTTCCGACGCTGGAAGATCCTTATTGGCGGCTGATGCCGTATTTCTGGATTCCAGATCACGACCTGGACGAGCGGGAGAAGCGCGACAAGGTGCCCTATCGGCAGTGGATTGCCGAGCGCTGGCTGGAGACAACACCAGGCCGAGCGGTGAGCCGGCTGTTTGTGCTGCGGCGCCTGCAGGCCATCAGCGCCTATTTCACGGGGCTGGAGCGCATCGCGTTCGACCGCTGGCGTATCGAAGACGTGATTCAGCTGATGGCCGAGCACGGGATAACGCTGCCGCCCCTGGTTGGCTTCGGTCAGGGGTATGAGTCTTTCGGGCCGGCCGTCGATGAATTTGAACGCCGGCTGCTGGGTGCGCCGGTGGATGCGGGAAGTGCGGACGAGCCGGCCGAGCCGCTCGCCGAAGTGGAGCAACTGCGCCATGACGGCAACCCGGTGCTGACTTGGAACGCCGCAAATGCGGTGTTGACCCATGACCCGGCCAATAACCGCAAGGTGGACAAAGCCAAGTCTGTGGGCCGGATTGACGGCGTTGTGGCCTCAATCATGGCCTGCGGGATCAGCGGCAAGGGCCGCAAGCTGGGCGGCCCGTCCGTCTATGACAAGGGGATAAAGATATGAAGTTTCAGCTGCCGAGTTTTCGGGTGGCACTGGTGCTGCTGTCGCTGCTGTGCGGCCTGCTGGGCTTCGGCTTGGTGGTGGCGGGCATCTGGCGCATGCATCCGCCAACGGCCATGGTGGTGGCGGGTGTCGCCCTGGTCGCCTACGCTTGGCGTGTTGACCGCGCCGCATCTGGCCTGGCTGCGCTGGCGGCTGCGCGAGGGGAGGGGTAAGACATGTTCTTCTCTTCCCTGGTGGGCGCCAATGAGGGCTTGGTGTCTGACGGCTCCAGCGGCTTTTGGCGTGGACTGATCGGGGCCGCTCGCAGCAGCTCCGGCATGCGTGTGACGCCAGAAACTGCGCTGGCCCTGCCGATCATTCAGAACTGCGTCACGCTGCTGGCCGAAAGCCTGGCGCAGTTGCCCCTGGAGCTTTACGAGCGCAAGGGCGGTGGGCAACGTGAGTCGGCGAGCAGCCATCCGCTGTATCGGGTGCTGCGCTACACGCCCAACCCGTTCCAGACGCCGTATGACCGGGTGGAACTTTCGCAGATGTCCGCAGGCTTGCGCGGCAATTCGTACACGTTCATTGAGCGTGGGCGGGACGGCCAGGTGGCGCAGCTGTGGCCCCTGGATACGGCAAAGGTGACGGTGCTCAAGGGGCCTGACATGCTGCCGTATTACCAGGTGGCTGGCGTGTCCGATCCTCTGCCTATGCGCCTGGTCCATCACGTTCGATGGCATTCCCACAATGGCTATGTCGGGCTGTCCCCCATTGAACTGCACGCCGACTCCATTGGCCTCGCCCAAGCGGTGCGCCAGTACACCGGCAAATCGTTCGCCAATGGCGTCACGCTGTCGGGGGTGATCGAGCGGCCGAAGGAAGTGGCCGCGATCAAGGAGCAAGGGACCATTGACTCCATCGTGGACCAGTGGGGCAGCAAATTCAGCGGCGTGGACAACGCCAGGAAAGTGGCGCTGCTGCAGGAGGGCATGACGTTCAAGCCGGTGTCAATGAGCAATGTGGACGCGGACGTGGCGGCCATCCTCAAGCTGTCGGGCGTGGATGCCGCGCGCATCTACAAGGTGCCGCTGCCCATGGTCAACGACTTGGACAAGGCCAACTACAACACGATTGAGCAGCTGCTGATTCACTTCGTTGTGTTCGCACTGTTGCCCTGGGCCAAGCGGCATGAGCAGGCCATGATGCGCGACTTTCTGCTGGACGATGAGCGGCCGCGCTACTTCATCGAATTCAACCTGTCTGGCCTCATGCGGGGCGATCAGAAGAGCCGCTATGAGGCCTACGCCATCGGGCGGCAATGGGGCTGGCTGTCTGTCAACGATATCCGGCGCCTGGAGAACCTGCCGCCCGTGGCCGGGGGCGATACCTACCTGCAGCCGCTCAACATGGTTGCGGCGGGTGCTGCGGCGCCCGATCCGAAGAATCCCGCAGTGCGGGCACAGCTGGAGATCCAGCGGCAAGAAATCGAAAGGCTCCTGATCCAATGAAAAGCTATCTTCGCGCAGCGGGCCTGCTGTTCAATCAGCCGCTGCTCACTACCCCGGATGCCATGGACATGGCGGTACGCTGGGCCAATCAGGTGATGAGCCTCAACATCATCAACATGGCGCCGGTGGCAGAGCCCCGCATGTGGCACGACGATGACGACTATGAGTCGCGCATTGCCCGCGAAGAAGAGCGGCGCCGGGCCAACCTGCAGGCCACGGGCGTGCAGGTGATCCCGGTCCATGGGCTGCTGGTCAGCCGTGCGGCGCACCTCAATGTCTGCGAGACCATGACCAGCTATGAGGATCTGCGCAGCCAACTGCGCCAGGCGGTGGCTGATCCGCTGGTCGAGCGCATCGTGCTGGACATCGACAGCCCGGGGGGAGCGGCCACCGGCGCATTTGAGCTGGCGGCGGATCTGCGGTCCATGGCTTTGCAAAAGCAAATCATCGGCCTGGTCAATTTCTCGGCCTACAGCGGCGGCTACCTGATCGGTGCGGCGTGCACCGAACTGGTGGTAAGCCGAACCAGCGGCGTGGGCAGCATCGGAGTGATCGCCAAGCACATGGACCGCTCGGCCATGCTGGAGCGCGAAGGGATCAAGGTCACGACGGTGTATGCCGGCGCGCATAAAAACGACCTGTCGCCGCATGAGCCGCTGACAGAGCAGTCCATGAAGTTCCTGCAGGAACTGGTCAACGAAGGCTATGACATGTTCGTGAACGCCGTGGCCGAGTACCGGGGCCTGAGCGCCTCTGTCGTGCGCGCCACCGAGGCCGGTCTCTACCGTGGCCAGGCAGCTATCGCCGCCGGCCTGGCCGACCGGCTGCAGACCCCCACCGATGCACTGGACGGTATCACCCGTGCCGTGGCCGAAAGCCGCGCCAATCGCCCCGCGCCTGGCCGGTTGGCTGTGCGTGCTGCTGCAGCCCATCTGCAATCCCAGATCTGACCGCGTTCGCGGCAGTTTTCCGGCCCGCCTCGGCGGGCTTTTTTCATTGCTCTTTAGGAAGCAAAACCATGTCCCTTGTGACCCAACTGCGTAGCGAACGCGCCCAGCTCAATGACACGCTGCAGGCCCTCGCAAAGAAGGATGCCGCCGGCGAGCAACTGTCTGCAGAAGAGCTGCAGCAGTTCACATCGCTGGAAACCCAAATCGGCGAGCTGTCCGCCAAGATTGCACGCGCCGAATCCGCCGAACGCCTCAATGCTGCGGCGGCGGTGCCCGTCAACGAAAGCGCGCGCGGCATCAACGGCCCGCCTGCCGGCGCCCACGTCACTGTCACCGACAACGCCCCGCCGGGCGCATCCGTCGCCCAGGTGGCCCGGCTGCTGGCCGCTGCTGGTGGCAACCAGCAGCATGCGGCCCAGATGGCGCAAGAGGGCGGTTTCGGGCAAGACATCGTGCAGACCCTGAGCACGGTCACCCCGGGCGCGGGTGGTGTGCTGATCCCCGCCAACATGGCCGCCTCGGTGATCGAGGCGCTGCGCCCTCGCTCTGTCGTGCGGTCCATGGGGGCGGTCAGCCTGCCCCTGGTCAACGGCAACATGACGCTGCCGCGCATCAAGGACTCCACGGTGGTGGGCTATATCGGCACCGAAACCGATATCCCAGTGACCGACATGACCTTTGCGGACATGAAGCTGCAGGCCAAGAAGATGGGCGCCCTGGTGCCGATCAGCAATGACCTGCTGTCGTTCGCTGGCATCAATCCGCGTGTGGACAGCATCGTCGCCAATGACCTGCTGATCAGCACCGGCCTGGCCGAGGATCTGCACTACATCCGCTCGGCAGGCAGTGCCCTGCTGCCCAAAGGCCTGCGCTACTGGGCGCTGCCGGGCAACGTGGTGGACGCTCCCGTCGATCCTGACCTCAAGGCCATCGACCTGTTCCTGGGCGGCCTGATGCTGCGCCTGGAAGCCGCCAATGCCGCGATGGCCAACTGCGGCTGGCTGATGCATCCGCGCACCATCCGCTGGCTGCAGTCGCTGCGCGACGGCAACGGCAACAAGGCCTATCCCGAGATCGACCAGGGCCAGCTCAAGGGCTACCGCTTCGGCCTGTCCACGCAGATCCCGGTGAACCTGGGCGCCGGCGGCGATGAGTCGGAAATCTACTTCGTGGACTTCTCCGATTGCTACATCGGCGAAACGGGGCAGCTGTCCATCGCCTACAGCACCGAGGCCTCCTACAAGGACGCGGGCGGAAACATGGTGTCCGCTTTCCAGCGCGACCAGACCCTGGTGCGTGTGATCGCGCACAACGATTTCGGCGTGCGTCACGTCGAGTCCGTTGCGGTCGGCGCCAAGGTGAAGTGGGGCGCGGGCATGTGAGATGACGCCCCGGCAGGCGCCGGGGCGCAACCAATCGAAAGGACAAGGCGATGAGCAAGCAAGAAGCAGGCAAACAAGAGATCGTTGCGGTGGTGTTCCTGAAGCACTGGCGCGGCTACAACCCGGGCGAAACCGCAGCATTTCCGGCGGACCAGGCGGACCGCCTGGAAGCGGGCGAGGTGGCCGAGAAATCGGGCACGGCCAGCGGTGCAGCAACCAGCGGACGCAGTGCACGGGGCGCGGGGCGCGGCGGCAAGTCCGCAGCGCGTGATACAGCGCAAACGGGGGATTCCGAAAACGGTGGAGATGGCGCGCCGCCTGTCGCTGCACCTGCTGCTGCCAGCACGGAGGCAGGGGCGGGCGATACGGGCAACCTCAACGCTGACCGGCCCTGACCATGGCCCGGCGCAAGCGTTACGCAGGCGATCCCGTGCTGACTGCCGCCGAGGTCGCGCAATGGTGCCGCGAGCACATCGATGACCTGCAGCGCTCGCTGGTGGAAAACATCATCGTGCCGGGCGTGACGCAGATGTGCGAGGCGGAAACAGGCGCGGCCATCCGTCCGGCCGAGTACGTCGAAGACTGGCCGCAAGACCGTTTGGGCAATGTGCTGGATGTCGGCCAGGTGCGGTCCGTCAGCAGTGTGACCGTGCTGCGCGCGGGTGCAGATCCGGTCTCGGTTGAGGGCTTTGAGCTGGAGATGGACCAGCGTGTCGGCCGCCTCGTTTTTGCGGGCGGGCGGCCGCCTGGCCGTCTGCGCATCGAGTACGTGGCCGGGGTCGATCTTGACGCATACCCATCGGTACGCACCTGGCTGCTGCTGCAGGCGGGGACGCTGTATCAGCAGCGGGAAGCCCTGGTGACCGGAACCATTGTTTCCGAACTTCCCTTGAAATTCCTGGGCAGCATGCTGGCGGAGATCGCCGTGCCGCCCCGATTCTGAAAGGTGGCCCATGCTGCAATCAGGAAGGCTCAGGCGCCTTATCGTGATCGAGGCTCTCCAGCAGGGCAAAGACGGATCAGGCGGCATTGTGCGGGCGTGGACTCCGGTCACACCGACCGATGGCATCTATGCCGGCCAGACCAGCGATTCGGGCACATTGAGCCCCGCCACCAAGGCGGCGGGGGGCGAGGTTCCCGTGTCTGCGGAGGTGTTCACACTCCGGTGGCGCGATGGCATCAGGGCCGGCATGCGCGTGGTCAGTCGCGGTCTGTACTACCAGATTCGACATGTCAAAGATTTGGCGGATCGCCATGAAACGCTGATCCTGACCTGCGAAACGGGGGTGCGCGGTGGCTGACAAACCCGATGTCACAGGCGTGCCCGACCTGACCGCTGCGTTCCGCGAAGTCCGCGAGGACATGGCGCAAAAGGTCTCACGCCGCATGGTGGTCGCCGGGGGCAAGGTGATCACGGAGCGCGCCAAGGCGATTGCCAAGGCGAACGGATCAGTGATCACCGGCGCCATGGTCGAGAACATCGCCATCAAGCGCGAGCCCAACGCCCCGGACGGAACGGCGCAGTACCACATCGGTGTGCGCCACGGCCGCGAGCAGTCCAAGCGGGTACAGGCCAAGGGCCAAAAGCGACTGGTCGTCAGTCGTGGCCGCATCAAGGTGCGGCGTGACAACGATCCGTTTTACTGGAAGTGGGTCGAGACCGGCCGCCGTGTGGTCCCCGCATCGGTCAAGTCCGGCACCACGGCATACACCCAGCGGCTGCGCAATGGCCGCGTGGTGGTGCGCTCGCGCAAGTACGAGGCCTCAAGCCTGCGAGCGCGACGGCGTGCTACCTCGCAGGGCGTGGTTGGCCGTAAACCGTTCATCGAGCCCGCGCTTCAGCAGGAGCGTGACAACGCCATCACGGCCATGGACCGGGCGCTGCAGCGCTACCTGGCCAGCGAAAGAAAGAAGGGAGGCGCATGACGGCAGCCCCGAGCATCCACCAGCGTTTGCTGCCTGTACTGGAGTCGGCGCTGGGCAATACATGGTGGCTTGAACTGCCGGCGCGCCCTACCTGGCCGGCGGCAGTGTTCAGCGTCGAGACGGCGCCCGAACCCGGATGGTGCGCCGGCGGCGGCTACGACGCACACGACGCCACGGTGATCGTGCTCAGCCGCAGCGCGGTCGAGCTGGACACCCTGCTGCCGACCAGCGGCGGCGGCAGCGTGCGCGCGGCTGTCGAGGCCATGGAGCACTACCAATGGGAAGTGGGCTGCGAGGACGCGGACTATGAGGACGATCCGCAGGTCTATGCCCGCGCCCTGATCGTGCGCCTGCGCACGCCCCGATTCATCACAGCAAAGGACACACCATGACGGCAAAGAAAGACAAGGACGAGGCAGTGCACACGTCTGCACCGGCCCCGCAGAACGCCAAAACGGCGAAGCCTGCGCACCACCAGGCCACCACGCTACCGCCCCCGGATGCGTTCCACGGCAAGGCGGGCCGCTACGTGCGCGATCCCGACACCGGCCTGCGCGTGCCGCAGGACTGATCGCCAGCCCTATCCCTCAACCTCTGAAAAGGAACCCCCATGGCAAAGTCCATGAAACAGATGCTGCTGCTGGCCATGGTCCAGACGGCGGCGGGCGCAGCGGCCACGCCCACGGCGGCGGCCAATGCCATCCTGTGCCGGGCGCTGATGCCCGAGCCCATCACGGCCGACCAGGTGGCGCGCGATCTGATCCGCCCCTACAAGGGCAACAGCGGCAAGCTCACGGCCGGCGAGCATCGCAAACTGTCGTGCGAAGTGGAAATCGCCGGGAGCGGCACGCCAGGCGTGGCGCCTGCCTACGGCGATCTGCTGCAGGCTTGTGGCTTTGCGGAGACCGTCACGGCCGGCACCGATGTGCAGTACACGCTGGTGAGCGGCGGTGAGCCGCTGCTGACGCTGTATGGCTATCTGGATGGCACGCTGTTCAAGATCGTGGACGCCAAGGGAACGGTCAGCTTCGAGCTGAACCCCAAGGGCATCCCCGTCATGAAATTCGAGTTCCTGGGCGCTTACTCCAAGCCGGAAGAGGGCGCCATGCCCACGGGCGTGGATTACTCGAAGTTCATGCAGCCCAAGGTCGTTGGCAAGACCAACACGCCCACGCTCACCATCTTCGGGCACAGCGCCTGCACCAGCGCGTTTTCGGTCAACCTGGCCAATCAGTTGAACTGGCGCGAGCTGATCAACTGCGCAGGCGCGGCCAGCCCCGACCGCCAGCCCACGGGCTCCATCACCATGGAGTTTCCGAAGGTCACGACAAAGGACTGGACCGAGATCGTGCGCAACAGCGAGCGCGGCGCGGCCGTGATCGTCCACGGTGTGGACCCCGGCAACATCGTTGAGCTGCAGATGCCCAACATCCAGCCCGGCCCGTTCACGCTCAGCGATGACCAGGGCGTGGCAATGATGGCCTTGCCCTTCGACCTGGTGCCCATCGTCGGCGATGACGAATTGGTGCTGATCGTGCGCTGACGTGATTTCCCTTCCCCTGCCGCCAGAGGCCGCCTTGTGCGGCCTTTTGCTTTTGGTGCTCGCACGGGCCGCCGTGCGCCACCGCATCCGCTTTCTTATTCAACAACTCTGGAGTTCATCCATGTTCAATCTCACCCCCTCGGAAACCTTCAAGGAAACCGTAAAGATTCAGGTCAAGACCGAAAGCGGCTCTTGGCGCGAAGAGTCGTTCACGGCGATTTTCCAGCGCTCCGATGAAGAGCGCCGCCAGGAACTGCACAACAAGCCCTTTGCGGAAGTCGTGGAGGAATTCCTGGTGGGCTGGGAGATGAAGGATCTGCAGCGCCTGCCGGTCGAGTTCACCCCGGACAACAAGGCCGCATTCATGCGCCTGCCTGCCGCCGTGCGTGAAACGGCCATCACGTACCTGCGCACCAACGCGGGCGCCAAAGAAAAAAACTGATCGAGGCCGCGCGCTGGTGGGCGGGCATCCGTCCGCTGCCGGTCGATCCCTTCGCGCCGCAGGAATCCATGCTGGATGCCATGCGCGCGATGGGGGCGCCGGCCGGGGACATCGAGCGCGTGGCACAGGCCATTGCCGACCAGCGCGCGGCCGTCGAGCAGCCCCCCGAGGAATTCGGGATCTACCGGGATAACTGGCCCGTTGTCACGGCCTGGCGGGCACTGGAAACGCAATGGCATTTCGCGGGCATGGATGGCACCCGCATGGGCCTGCACTACGGCTGCGCCTCCGCCTGGCTGGACATGTTCGTGCCCCAGCGGCAGCGCCGCAAGGTCATGGTGGGCCTGATGGTCATGGAGCGCGGCGCGCTCGCGGCCATGAATGAAATCCGAGAACAAAGCAAGGAGGACTAGCAATGTCTGCATTGGGATCGCTGGTCGTCAAGCTCGCGCTGGAGTATGCGCAATTCAGCCAGGGGCTGCAGTCCTCTGAGCAGGACGTGAAGCAGCACGCCAAGCGCGTGCAGGATGCCTATGACAACATGGCCGCCGGCGTGTCGGCCCGCATGGACAGCCTCAAGGGCGCCGTGCTGGGCGCCATCGGCGGCGCGATCAGCGTGGTCGGGATCACCTCGGCCATCGCCAAGATCAAGCAGGAAACCATCGACGCCGAAAAGGAGCAGACCCAGCTCGCGGCCGCGATCAAGTCCACAGGTGGCGCGGCTGGCTGGAGCGTTGAACGGCTCAACGCCATGGCCGACAGCATGGAGAAAACCAGCACTTTCAGTGCCGGTCAGATCAACCAGGCGCAGACCCGCATGCTCAGCTATGCGGGCGTGGTTGGCGAGCAGTTCCCGCGCGCCATGCAGGCCGTGATCGACATGTCCGAGCGCATGGGCTACGAGGTCACGGCCTCGGCCGAGACCATCGGCAAGGCGCTGGACGTGCCCAGCGAAGGGCTGACGGCGCTGTCAAAGCAGGGCTTTCGGTTCACGGATGCGCAAAAGGAGCTGGTCAAGCAGTTCGAGCGCACGGGCCAGACGGCCAAGGCGCAGGAGATCATCCTGCAGGCCCTGGAGTCGAGCTACGGCGGCGCCGCCCAGGCTGCGCGCGACACGCTGGGTGGCTCGCTGACCGCAGTCGGCAACACCATCAACAGCCTCATGACGGCGGACAGCGCAAGCCTGCCAGGCCTGCGCGATAGCGTCGAAGGGCTCAACAGCACGCTCAACAGCGATGACGTGCGCAACGGCTTTCAGACGCTGATCAGCGGGCTGATCGACGTGGGCAGCTTTGCCGCCAGCAGCATGGCGGGCATCGTCAAGCTGGGCCAGGCCGTGGCCGAGCACAAGGGCGAAATCGGCGTGGTGCTGGGCATGATTGCCGGCACGGCCACGGCCGCCGGGGCGCTGCAGGTTGCCAATGCCATCGGCGCCGCTGGCGGCGTCTGGGGGGCATTGACCAAGGTTCGCGGCGCGGTGATCGCGCTGAGCCTGGCCCTCGCGGCGAACCCGGCCACCCTGGTGCTGCTGGGCATTGGTGCGGCCACGGGCGCGGCCATTGCGTCGAACCTGGGCGACCCAGTGGGTGACAGGCTCAGCAAGGAAATCGAATTCCAGACCGAGCGCCTGGCACAGGCCGAGGCACTGCTTGCGCGCGCTGGTGGCCCCAAGGGGCAGATGACGGCCAAACTTGAAGAGCGCATTGCCGGCATCAAGAGCCATCTGGATGTCCTGCGAACCGCCGCCGGCGCGGCAAAGCCAGCCGTTGAGGAGGTGGCTACTCAGGTTGCCGGTGTGGCGGCTGCCGCCAACAGCACGCAGATCCCGCTGGGCCAGTCCGAAGACTGGATCAAGAAATACGGCACGGCGGCGCAGAAAGCCGCGCTGGAAGTCGAGGAGTGGAAACGCAAGCTCGGCTCTGCATTCACGCCCGAGATGCAGCGCCAGGTCGAAGAGACCTATGCCAAGCAGGATGCGGGGGCCAAGGCCAGCGCGCAGTCGGCCAAGCAGCTGCAGACCAGCTATGACAACCTGCTGCAGTCCATCGCAGAGAAGACGGCAGAGCAGCGCCAGGAATTGTCCAGCGGCGAAGCCCTGGCCGAGTCCGACAAGATCCGCATCAAGTTCAATGAGGACGTGAAAGACAGCCTCAAGGGGCTGACTGCTGCCCAGCGCGCCAACGTGTTGGCCAAGATCGACACGCTGGCGGCGCTGGAGAAGGAAAACGAGGCCGCGAAGAAGGCAAAGAAGGCCGCCGAGGAAGAGCGCAAGTACCGCCAGGAATGGCTTGGCGTACAGGCCAAGACCGTCGAAGAGTTGGAGGCCGGCAACAAGTCCCTGCGCGAAGAGATTGAGCTGATCGGCCTGAGTGCGGACCAGCAGCGGGCAGTCCTTGAGCTGCGGCAGCTGGCTGTGATCCTGTCCAAGGAACAGCAGCTGGCCGAGATGGAGCGTGCTGCTGCCTTGACCGGCACCATGACGGCCGAGCATGCGCTGCTGCAGCAGGAAATCGCCCTGCTGCGCGAGCGCCTGGCCCTGACCTCCCAGAAGGACGGGAAAGAGGCCGCTGCCAAGGCTTCGGCCGCCAGCGTGACCGAATGGCAAAAGGGCGTGGACCAGATCGGCCAAAGCCTCACGGACCAACTGATGGCCGGAGGGCGGTCGTTCGGCGACTACCTCAAGAACCTGGCGCGGACGCTGATCCTGCGGCCGCTCATCATGCCGATGGTGCAGCCTGTGGCCGCCTATGCGGCGAACATGCTGGGCCTGTCTGATGGCGGTGGTACGCAGGGCAATGCCCTGGCTGGCGTCAAAAGCGTGACGGATATCTGGTCTTCGTTCTCGGGCGGCAGCTCGGGAGTGGTCGCATCGGGCGTGATCGGTCTGGGCAAGCTCATGGGCAGCAGCTTTTTGGGTGAGCTGGGCGCGGGCATCGCTGCAGGCGGGCAGCTTGGAATCGGTGGCGTGGCTTCCCTATGGGGATCTGCCAGCGGCACGACTGCGGCCGGCATGGGATTGGGCGCTGCCATTCCCTACATCGGTGTTGCGATTGCGATTTTCTCGCTGCTCAAGAGCGGCTTGTTTGGTTCCCGTGGCCCCAACCACTCGGGCGGTGTCTATTCGACCAGGACGGACGACTGGGACGACGCCACAAAGCAGGCGCTGGGCAAGGATGCGTGGGGCAATGCGCTGGGCGACTTCACCAAGCGCGGCAACAAGGAACTGGGCGAGCAGCTGGGCACCACGGTGAAAGCCTTGGCCGAGGTCTACAAGTCCCTGTCCAAGTACGCGAGCGGCAACGTGCGAGAGGTGGACATTGCCGCAGGCTTTGCGACCAACCCGAAGTATGGCGATGAGGACGCCCACGGCTATTTCCAGATCATCGACAAGGTGACGGGAGAAGTGCTCAAGTCGTACAAAAACCGCGACTTGGGCAACGACCCGGAAAAGGCCTTCACGCAGTTCGTCGCCGACATGGGCGGCGCCCTGGTGGGTGAGCTGAAAAAAGCCGACCTGCCGGCATGGATGCGCGATGTCTTTGATGAGCTGGGCGACGACATCACGCTGGAAAGCTTCAACGCGATGCTGCAAAAGGTCCAGCTCACGGCCACGGCGGTGGAGGGCTGGACAAACAACATCGTCAACTTCGGCGAGATGGGCGACAAGGCAATTGCCAAGCTCATCAAGGAGATGGGGGGCATCGAGAACGCGATAGCGGGCATCGACGCCTTCTATGCCGGCTTCTACACGGAAAGCGAACGGGTCGAGAACGCCGCGAAGGTGCTGGACAAGTCGCTGAAGGATCTGAAGCTGGAGATTGATCCGCGCCAGGGCCAGGCCGCGAAAGCGCAGTTCCGCAAGCTGATCGAAGCGGCGATGGCCGCCGGGGATGTCGAGCTGCTCGCCAAGCTGCTGCCCATGGCCCAGATGTTCGGCGAGGTGGCCGACGCTGCTGGCCGCGTGCTGGATGGTTTGAAGGAGGACCGCTCCAAGCTGGAAGCCGAATACCTGCGCGCGACGGGCCAGACGGACAAGTACCGCGAGGCCTTGCGCAAGCTGGCGACCGAAGGCATGACCGAGGCCGAGCGCGCTGCGTGGGATTACAACGAGGCGCTGCGTGCCGAGATTGCGGCCCGCGACAAGCAGACGGATCTGGAGCGGCAGTTGCTGGAGCTTTCCGGCGACACGGCCGAGCTGCGCCGGCGCGAGCTGGCCGCGCTCGACCCGAGCAACCGCGCGCTGCAGCAGCGGATATGGGCGATTGAGGACGAGCGCGAGGCCGTGACAGCGGCCCACGATCTGTTCCGGCGCGCGTACCAACGCGACCGCGACGCGCTGCAGGACCAGGCGGCAAGCCTGCAAAGCACCATCAGTGCGATCAGCTCGGCCGTGGGCATGCTCAACAGCACGGCCAATGACCTGTGGGGCAGCGTGGACAGCACGCGGCAACTGCTGGCAGCGCAGGGAATGGTCTACATCGAGCGCGCGCTGGCAGGCATGCGTGCCGGGGCTTCGGTCACGGACTATGCAGGCCTGCAGGACGCCATCGGTGCAGCGCGCAATGGCATCACCAGCGGGGAGTACACCAGCGAGTTTGAACGCCGGCGCGATACCAAGGTGCTGGCGGGCCAACTGGCCGAGATGGGCGAGATTGCCGGCATACAGCTGTCGTTTGAAGAGCGGCAACTGAAGGCGGTGCAGACCCAGATCGAGCAGCTGGACCTGCTGGCCAATACCGCTGACGAACTCGTCAACGGCACGGCTGCGCTCAGCGACACGGTGCGGGGCTATTTCGACAAGCTGCTGGCACTCATCGCTCCCAAGACCACCACGCCAGGCCAAAAGCCCGGCGGCAGCAATGGAGGCGGGGCGGTGCTGGGTCCGGGCGGCGAGGTCAGCACTGAGCCGGTGGACGCCAAGTATTCGCGGCCGCGCTTCGATGGTGTCAGCGGCACCTGGTACGAGCCGGTGATTGATCCGGGAACCATCAACCGCCTCGACGGGCTGTATGACAAGTACCACGCCTATGACGGCACGGGCGACCTCAACGGCCTCATGCAAAGCATGCGCGATGCAGGGGCCACGCTCTCGGATCTCGAGGCGCTCAGCGGGTACTACGCCCGGGATTGGGCCGAGGTCGAACGGATCACGGGCATCAAGTTGCCCGCTTTCGATATCGGAACCAACTACGTCCCGTTCGACATGCCGGCCATCGTGCATGCGGGCGAACGCATCGTGCCAGCGGCCGACAACCGCCGGCTGATGGCTGCGCTCGACGGTGCTGGCGGCCCTGCAGGCGGGGCGGTGCTGGAGGTGCTGCAGGCGGTGCGCCAAGGGATCGATGCCCTGCGCGAAGCGGCCGAGGCGACCGCAGGAAACACGAGCGTGCTGCCCGATTACACGGACCAGCGCGACCGCGTGAGCGGCGGCGGAAATGCCGACTACGTGGTGATTGCCAATGTGGAAGAGGTGGCCGAAGGGCTGGCGAAGGTATTGGAGAAAGGAACGGCATGAACATACTTTTGCCCATCACGATCACGGAAGCCATGATTGCGGCCGGGACCACCATCCCGGCCGTGGACGCGGGCATGGGAGAGGTGGCATGGGTGGCCGGCGACTATGCGCTGGGCGCCCGGCTCACCTACAAGGGCTGGACCTGGCATTGCACCAAAGCCATTGCCGGTGCTCCCGTCAATGCCTACACGCCCGACGATCCGCGCGCATCGCAGCACTGGGAAAAGGATGAGACCTCTCCCACGAATCGAATGGCGCCGTTTGACGAATATGTCTTCACTGCAGCCAAGCAGCGCGGGGGCCTCAAGTACGTCTTGACGCCCCCGTTTTTCAATGGTGTGGCGATGTACGGGGTGGAGGCGGACCAGACCGATATCAAGGTCTATGAGCCAGGTGCTGCACCTGGTGCGCCGCCCATCCACTCGCATGGGCAAACCATGTGGGAACAGGCGTTTGGCGAGTGGGAGTACCTGTTCGGCAATCTCGACAAGACCAACAAATACACGGGCTCGGGTTATCCAATCCGGCCCGTGTCTTCGTTGGAAATCACGCTGAGCCGCAGCGATCCGCAGGCCATGGCCGAGCTGGGCTATCTCAGCATCGGCCAATGGCAGCAGCTGCTCGCACCGCTGTCCGACAAGGGCGGCACGGAGTTTGGCGCGGAAGTCTCGCCCAAGCGCTACGGCCTCTGGAAAGCCAATGGTGACGGCACCTACCTGCGACAGAAAGGCCGCGTGGCCAAGCTCATCACCGCATCGGTGCTGATCAATGCCAAGGACGCCCCGCGTGTTTCGCGGCTGCTGGAAAAGATCATCGATATCCCCGTCGCGGTCGAGGCCAGCGATCTGCCGCAGTACGGCCATATCTCAACGGTGGGTTTTGTTACCGGCACGGTGCGTGCAGAGCGCGCCACTTACGCAAGAGTCAATATCAAAGTAGAGGGCAACGTATGAGCCTGATCCCTGAAATTCCGACGGCACCATTCGTGCCGCTCTATCCGGCCCTGGGGAGCCTGAATTTCAACCAGGAGGCGTATGCCTATGGCACAGCCATGCCTGGCGTGACGACACGGCTGCGGGAGATTGCAGCCGCCTGCCGCGAATGCGCGCTTGCTGCCCGCGAAGATGCGATGTCGGCCGAGGCCTCGCGCATGCTGTCAGCGCAGCAGGCTGACCAGGCGATGAGTTACCGCAACCAGGCGAGCGCCTCTGCAGTCGCCGCTGAGGCTTCGCGTGTGGCTACCCAGAGTTTTGCTGCGACTGTGGCTGGAAATGCTGTATTGGTGACGGACCGTCTTCTAGGCGGACGGGCTATGGCACCCACCACAAACAGCCAGGGCGGACCTATCTCTGTGGGGGCTATGTACTTCAACACGGGTAGCAATCCAGCACTCAAAGATAAGTGGTTCATCTGGAGCGGATCGGAGTGGAAGCTGGGGCCAGGAGACTACTCAGGCGCCTTCGTACCTCTTGCGGGCGCGACGATGGCCGGCCCGCTCAAGGTACGTCCTAACGCGACTGGAGAGGAGGCGCCGCAGGCACAAGAGGTTGTGCAGAAAATCGGCCCGTTCAATCAAGGCGGCGAATTGATGGGTTCGGCGACGTTCGGGCAATGGTCCTCTTACGCTGCTGTCAACAAAGCGAGCATGGGGGCCGACTGGCCATTCCGCAACAACATCGCCGATATCCCGATTCACTGGAATGCTTTGACGTTCGGGATCTCTACGCGAGGTACGCAGATTGCTTCACAAGCGTTCGCCATACCTGGCATAGCGGGTGACCTTGCGATCCGCACTAAGCATGACACTGGATGGTCACTTTGGAGTCGAATCTTTACGGATACGACTGTCATAGAGCGCGAGAAAGTCGCAACTGTGCCCGCAGGCACCACGACTTACAGCGTGGATCCTTCCGAGGGTAGCGTGCACTATGTCGTGATCAACGGCTCCGTGACCTTTCAGCTACCAGCGCAAGGCCGTCAACTGGGTGACCAAGTGACTCTCCGTGTCTACAGCCAGGGCGGCGTGCGGTCAATTGGACTGTCGCTGAACGTACAGCTCCCTGTTGGACAGCCCTTTCCCACGTACGCTGCAAATCAGATCGTCACGCTCGTGCTGTTTTACGGCCGACAGAACACTTGGGATTGCTTCTACGCTGGGGTACATGCAGGATGATCGCGCGCTGGCTTATGGCTGCTGGTCCCAAGACCACACGTCTCACCATCTCGGCAAGCGTGCATAACCCCGACATTCGAGCGCTTGCAGTCGCTGCCGGTTGGGGCGGGGCAGGAGGGATCGAACTGACGATCAATGCTGGCGTCGATGTTGTTGGGCTGCGGGTTACAAATCTCTCGCACGACATGCTCAAGGTCATCAATCGCGGCCGCATCGGCGGCCAGGCGGGCGGTGGAGTGGGGTTGTGGACCGATATCCGTTTTTCCCTTGATAACTCCAGCGGCCAGATCCTCGGAAGCGGCGGTAATGGTGGCGACGGGGGGGGCGCCTCGTGCTTCTATAACGGTAGCTACATAGGCGCAGCGGGGGGCGCTGGTGGTTCAGGTGCGGGCTTTTGGGTCTCGGGCAACAGCGTCTTTTTCCAGAATGCTCAAGCGGGTTGGGAGGGCGGCTACCAGGTCTACACCGGAGCATTACTTGGGGGACACACAGCACCGTGGGTAAGCGGCGGTACTGGAGGCGGCGGTGGCGCTGTGGGCTACCCGGGCTTTTGGGGGGAACCTGGCAGCTACGGCGGTTCGGCAAGCGGCGCGGTCAACGAGGGGGGGTATAGCGGCAATTCTGGGGGTGCGGCTGTGCAGGGCAACTCGCTCATAACTTGGATATCCCTGGGCACCGTCACTGGTTCCAGGGTCTGAAAGGCAACCGATGTATATCGACAAAGACACAGGAACCTATCCCCTGAGCGAAGCGGATATTCAAGACTTGAACCCGCGCGTGATGATGGCTCATCACCTGGAGCAGTACGCACTGGTCGTGCCTGCCCCGGTCCCCGAGCATGACCGCGAGACGCATAAGACTATTGAAGGCGCGCCGATAGAGGTCGATGGTCAGTTCGTCCAGCAATGGGAAATCGTCCCCTTGTCTTCTGACGAGCTGGCTGCCATAGCGAGGGCCAAGGCGCGGGCTGAACAGGAGGCGCGAGACGCTGCGAGGGTGCGAGTGACGAAGCGCCAAGCGCTGCTCGCGCTCTTTGACCTCAAGGGCATCAAGGAAGACGCGATCCTGGCAGCCATTGATGCGATCCCTGACGAGCACGCGCGCTATCGCACGCTTGTGGACTGGCAGGGCGCCGCAACGATTGAGAACGACAGCCCGACAGTGCTGCTGCTCGCTGGAGCGCTCAACATCACTGCCGATTTGCCCGCGCTCTTCGAGTATGCCGAGGCCATGTAGCCGCCGCGCCGACACTTCAACACCAACCCGCTTCGGCGGGTTTTTTCATGCCCGGAGGAGGGCATATGGACAACAACTGGTTCGATCAACTTCTACCCAAAGTGCCGGGGATTCTCGGCAGTGCAGGAGCGCTTATGTGGATGCAAGGTACATGGCCGCGTAAGGCTGCAATGCTGGTGCTCGGGATCGCGGCGAGCAACTACGGTACGCCTGACTTCGTGGTGGCGACAGGCCTTTCCGAAGGGCTGGCCGGCTTCGTCGTCGGCATGTTCTCGATGACTGCGGCCGACTGGGTGTTCCGAGCGTGGGATCAATTCGCACTCGGGCCGCTGCTCAATGAGTGGGTGCGCAAGCGCCTGGGCCTGCCTCCAAAGGATGGGGGTGCTGCATGACTCCCCATTTCAGCCTTGCCGAACTCACGGCCAGCGCCACGGCGCAGCGCCAGGGCCTGGACAACACGCCCACGCCCGAGGCACTGCAGCGCCTGGCGCTCACGGCCGCGATGCTAGAGCGCGTGCGTGCGCACCTTGGCGTGCCCCTGATCGTGACCAGTGGCTACCGCTCGCGCGCTGTCAATGCTGCCGTGGGCGGCGTCACCAGCAGCGACCACGCCATCGGCGCGGCCGCCGACATCGTGGCGCCCCAGTTCGGCATGCCCTACGCCGTGGCCAAGGCCCTGGCCCCGCACGTCAACCCGCTGGGCATCGGGCAAATCATCTATGAGAGCGTGGGCGGCAAGCACTGGGTGCATCTGTCCACACGCACGCCGGACAAGCCCGTGAACCGCGTGATCACCGTCAGCGGCAAAAGCACGCTGGTGGGCATACAGGAGGTATAGCCATGCATAAATCAACTGCGGGCGTGCTGCTGGTCCTTGCCCTGGCCGGCTGCACGGTCGTGCCTGCGGGAAGTGCGGTGCAGGCGTGGGCACTGCTCGACATTGCTGCCCGCGAGGCTGATCTTTCCCCGGCCTGGTACACGCGCACAGGTGAAGTGCTTGAGCGCTGCGGGGCGCCTGATGCCCGGGAGCGTGCCGCCGCCTCTGCCTGCTCGGCTCAGCGCCGCAACGGCTACCAGTGCGAGGCCCGGTCATGATCCCCGCCTTCTACACCCATCTGGCCGCTGCCGGCGCGGCCCTTGCCATCGGTGCCGGTGGCGCCTGGTGGGCTCAGGGCCTGCTCTACGGCCTGCAGATCGAGCAACTGCAGCACCTACAGACCAGCGCCGCGCTGGCCAAGACGCAAAAGGCCATCACGGACATGGCTGGATTCCAGAAAGGACTGACCGATGCACTTGAAACTTTCCAGGCGACGGGCCAGCGCAACGCGGCCGCTCAGCAGAATCTTGACCGCAGCCTGCGCGAGCTGCGCTCTGCTACTGCAGGCATGCGGGGCGACTTTGCCGGCCTCCCCGATCGCATTGCTGGAGCTGCCCAGCCCGCCCTCGCTCAGTACGCCTCAACCTGCACAGCCGTACTCCAAGAGCTGGCAGACCGAGGTGGACGAATGGCAGAGCGCGGTGCAGACATCGCGCGAGCTGCTGATGGCCACGCCGCTGACGCAGCGCTGATGCGCGATGCGTGGCTTAAGACTTCGCACTGACCGACGTGCATTCCTGCGCCGCGCTAGTAGCGGTCTACGCCATGCCAAAAGCTGCTGGCTCCGGTAGGCATATTAGCAACGGCCGCAGGCAATTGTGGTGAATGATTACGGTGCATTTACAGGCCATGCTCGACGCCCAGAATGGCCTGCACTTGTCATGCTAGCTCAACTGTGTAAGCCCACAGCCGCTTTACACCCTCGCTCGTTTCTGTCGAGTATGTAAGGCATTCAGGCAGGATGAGGCTGACGCCTCCGGACTGACGCCTCCGACCTTCAAAGAGCCAGTAGATAGTGAAACCCAAGGTCTGAACTTTTGTTGCAAGTGGGGCGAGATAAATATTGCCGGGACCATTCGCACGATCAATTTCTTGGACCAGTCTGCTAACAACATCCGCAGTAGCAAAAGGATCATTTGCGGGGGCGAATCGTCTATTTGCATACCAATCAGGTCCCTTTGCAACCGCTCCACTCCCATATGAGCTCACTGCACTTTGTTGGTACATATCTGGAGCGAGTGATGGAAATCCAAATACAGGATAAACACGAGTATAGTTTTTATACTCTGCGACCTGCGATATCAGCTTGTGATCGTAGCCTACTGATATTATTAAGTGATCAGACAGTTGATCTGCCGAACTAGATCTATTTCTTCCACGGATCCCTGCAATTGGGCCCACCCGCTCGCTTGTCGTGGTAGAAAATGCTGTATCTTCACGCTTCTTGTATACGAGTGGTTCCGAATAGATAGCAGTGAATTCCCGTATGCCAAGGTACTCAAGTTTTGCGATCAAAAAAACTAGCACATGACGCATGAAGCCGGTTAGGTCAATGCATATTGAGCATTTGTCTAATGGTCCAATGGCAGCGAGTAGCGTGTCTACTTGAATAATCTCATTCCGTGATTCCGGCCAGATGGTTTCCTCCATTAATCCCACGTTGGCGCGATCAAAGCAATACTCTGGATGCATCAGCCAAAGTTTGCGTTTCGCTTGAACTGCAGAAAATACATCGCGAACTCGGTCGCTAGTGTTATAAGCAGAGATCAAGACGTCGAATTGCGGTAACTCAACGGCGATGCGTGAGACGTCGATATCTCGTTTATAGAAAAGCGAGTAGTCCATTTTAGAATAATTTTTGTTGAATTGACTCAATAGATGTCGATCCGAATGGATTATTCCAACGTGCTTCTATAATCTTTAGTAGATTAAGAAATTTTGCTTTTGCGTCGATATCGAATATGGCATTGGCTAGATCTGAATTTAAGCTTATATCGCCCCGTAGGCCAGTTGGTAGCCCCCAGCGAGGGGATAGCATGGGATTAAGTTGGATCTTGGTCAGAAGACGGTGGCTATTTCGATCTTGGCGGCCTTCCGAGCGAAAAACGAGCGAATAGCTCAAGGCCGCAGTCAAGCATTCTTTAGCTGAAGGGCTCAAACCGTCTTCGTCGAAGCTCACTGCCAAAGGCGATACCTCTGGAATTTTGAGGGCATAGCGTGCTGTACGAAGTACAGTCGCAAGGCGATCAATCGATATTCTCGCCCTATCCGAGGAAATTCCGTAATTACAATCGTTCTCATACATAAACTCGGCAGCTTCCCGCGCCGCGTTAGTCTGTATTTGCATGGGTATTGGGGGCCCATCCATGAACCCAAGGCCCTTAAATGATGCAATATCGAACACCTGCCCAAGAAGAATTATCAAGCTGCGCGGGTTTCCGCATGACATGTCTACAAAAAGATCAAATCCAGCATAAGGAACAGGTCGCCGATTTTCGCGGCATAACTGGGCAAATAGATCGGCCTTGTAGTGCCCAAATGCGGTCGAGTAGCTGCCGCGGGATAGATTCTCAATAAAATCAACACTTTGGTCGCGAATTTTTGCCGCCAAAGAGACTGCTGAAGCATTCTTCTTATATTTTTTGCAGAAAAGTAAGATGTTCAGCTTTTGAATAAGGAGTGGCAAGTGGTCAGTGAGATTTTGGATGACTTCATCTGGCTGCTCTACCAAATCTCGCTTTGTGGTAGCAGTCCTCAATATTTCAGAAAACGAGTCGATGAAGCTATTATCACTCTCCTGAATGCCAACTTGAGTTAGGGCGTGGCGGTAGAAGTCATCTGTCTTAATATCTTCAAAAAGTGCTGGAAGCTTAATAGAGTCGGCACCCCCTCGAATTTGAATTCCGAGGCGACGAAGAATGAACTCCCTTGCAAAACTTGAGTAGCGTTGATTTTCTCTGAGAGTTCGATCAAGATTCTCTACGCGGTATTCTTGTCCATCGCGATTTTCCTCCGCGCGACCAATGACTGAGTATGTTTTTACGGCGTAGAGTCGTCCCGATATGCGAAATGATGCTTTCCCCTCTCCGAAGCGAATCAGTGTGTTTACTACCTCTTGCTGAAGTACCGTGAAGTTCTCAATTTCATCCAACATATATATGAGGGACGAATCGGCCAGAGTTGGGTGTAAGCGATCGATTGCTCGTTTTAATGGCAGTGCGAGCTGACCGATGAAAACCGGGGCAGTCCACTGCAGATTGCCTGAGAAGGCGGATGCGGCTATGGCATCGTCTATGTCATCGCGTACACTAATTAGCCAGTCTAGAACCGCTGCTAGATCATTTGCTGTATCTAGCGTAGAATCACGTACTTGCCGTCTAAGCTCCAGAATGAACTGATCTTCGGCAAGAACATCGTCCGGAGAGGTCTCTGCGATATTGCACAGTGCCTCAAGCACTGCGATAGACAGTTGCACCTCAAGATATACACCGAACAGCTGCTGCCACGCGGAGGCCGTCCCGATAACTGCCTCAAATCGCGATGAATCGAGTGTGGATGCTCTTAGAAAGACTGCAAGGTACTTCGTGCCGGCAATAATCGAAAGTCCACTCTTTTTCGCTGGTGTCCGCTTCCTGGCCACTGGGTAGGAGTGGTAGCGAAGCAGGTGGGTTTTTCCAGCTCCCTTTCCTCCTAGAATATACTTCGACATCTCTGAGTCAGGCTCAATGATCTTGGCGACAATTTTGTCTCCCAGATCGACCCACAGGGAATTAATTTGTTCATCGGTATAGTCTGAAGACTTCACCAATGAAAAAGGGTTTGAGCTAATTGCTTCATTCATTCTAGCTCCCGTTACCGCCATAAAGTTTGTCGAACCTAATAAAAACAGGTCGCCAAGGCATGTTTACACCCTCATCCCAGTATATCGGAAGAGCATTGTCTGGAGTATTGTGGGAAAAGCCAATCATTAACTGGCCATTCGAATATCCAAGTTCACTCGTGGGTTGAAGCTTGCGCCCATATGCTCTCGCAACCTGTTCGAAATCTGGTTGTGAAAACCAATGCGGGGGATTGGCAAGCATGCGCGATTGATCGTGAAATGCTTTATAGGTTTCATCCATCTCAAACAAACATGCGGCACTCCCATTGAACAGTTTTGAACTATTCAGTCGTTCCATGCCAGCCTTTGTGCCGAATAGGCAAAGATAGCGAAGATCTATTCCCGGACAGTCTCTTCTAAAGGCGCTCACTCGGTCTGTGAGATAGCTGGAGGCTTGGTTTCCTGAGCCTACAATATCGTCAAAAAAGACGAATCGGCTTACGCCTACTGATCTTGGGGCGTATTTGATATATGCCTTGCCCGTCCGATCATGCTCGATAGAAGGCGCCATGGCATCTGAGATATCGATGAAGAGGTTTTTCCCCAGTCTATTTACTTGCCTGAAATAGTAAAGCAAGTGAGCACCGCTCTCGGATGGGTTGCCAACACCTATGAAGCGTGTAGAAGCCAGTTCTTGACGGTACAGGTCTGTTAGTATTGCTTCATCTCGGGTATTCCCGTAATTTCGGCGAATTCTCTGAATTAACGGAGCCCGAAAATGGTCTCTATATAGCGAACGAAGCATCTCTCGCATCATCCGCTTGCTGAAATACATAAAGCGTGTGAGGGAGAAAAGCGTTAGAAGTTCTTCCTTTTCTTTGTCGAAAACTTGACCATCAAAATTCTGGAGCCATGTTCCGATTGTATCCCAGTCAATTTCGCTGTCCCAAGATTGACGAATCAAAATTCTAAGTCGTCGTTCGATCTCCTCCCGATCCATAATCAGTCCTTATAAAAAACCAACACCGATTCACGCGATATTATTGAGGCAGTCCTGTTTCGCTTTGTCATTAAGCCTCTAGATTTTATGTGGTCTATCAAAGAGACTTCGAGTCTGATGCCGTTTTGTGCGAACGCCTGAATCAGGAAGTCATCATTTCTAAGGGTGTGTCCGGCAACTTGGTTGTTTCCTATAACTATAATTGCTCGTCCCTGAGGCTTTAGAACCCTGGACATTTCTTTTACCGCTTCTGCCATTTCGCTGAGATAGCGGGTTGTGATTTCTGCGCGAATCGCGTTCTTTTTTCGTATCGATTCGATGACTTGTGCAAATTCGGGTGGTATTGGTTGACTCGATTTATCGACTTCACGGAAGGCTGCTACATGTTCTCTGCCTATTGAACGACTTTCCAATGTGGCGAGGTCCTTGGGTCCTGCCATCTGGAGCCAGTTCAGAGAGAGGCTAGTTGCACGAATATATTTTTGTGCGCTACCATAGGGGGGGGAAGTTATTATTAACGGTACAGACGCGGATGGTAGGCGTTTACCGTTAACTCTCAAGTCGCGTGCATCATGGCCCACGACACGAGCAACCATACGTTCTGGGTGAGCCTTGTTCGTTTCGTCTATTCGCTGAACGCATTGAAGAGCATATCGAGAAAATTCTTCAAATGGATTGACAGTGGCAAGCCATTCAAGGCGACTGAGAATTTTCTGATTTGCTGCGCTGCTTAAGCGTTCCTTTGTACGTAATCTCACCGGAACGCTAACAGCTGGATCCGCATTACTCAATTTTCGCGCAACGGCGGAGAAGCAAATTTCCAGAAAGTTCAATAAAGACGAATCTTCTTCTTCTCGAATAGCGCGAAGGAGACGCTCTAGACTTTTCTTGGTTTCGGGCGAGTACCAGAGCGGCCCATTAACGACTTCGATCTCCGGGGCACTTCGATACCGTTTTGCCCGTGCGACCGTCCGGACTACCGCTGTGATGAGCTCCTGCGAGATGTAAGGTTCTGTCTTTACACGGGTAAGCGCGAGGCTGAGGGGGTTCGCGTCGGCGACCAGGGACCTGTATCCTGCGACAGACCCCTCCAAGGCGACAGTGCCGGATCCGCAGAAGGGATCAAGTACCGATGCTCCCTGGCGCTTTATCGTGTCTGCGCGGAGAAAGAAGTGAGCAATATGAGGAAGCAGCTTTGCAGGGTAAGGATGTAGATGGTGGGTGAGTTGATCCCCCATCCGAAGCCAACTGACCATGGTTCGGAAGTCCACCTCTACAGGCGTGCGGGTGTGTTGATAGTCCGCGACAAGTTGCTGGTACGCGGCTGTGGTGTCTATCCTGGTCCGAGGTTGGCGTCCTGGGATATAGTTTGGTTGCTTGATTGGCGAAAGCATCAATTTGGCTGCCCTACAGCAAGACTAACTGCTGGAATCTCTTCCGACATAGCCTTACCTCCTTCTAATGCGTTGCAATGGGGACTAAACTCTCTTGGCAGCATCATATAGGGAAGGGAACCAGGCTCCTCCTTGGAGCGCCTACAGATATGTGGTCGCTCGGCCTGCGCGCCACCACAATCGGCCGCTTCCTGCTCGGCACGATAGTTCTAAGGCTGCCTTGGCCACAGCTCGTCTTCGGGCGTCCAGACCAAGGGCGCTTGCGCAGGACGGTTGGATAGATCAGCGGCGGGTGCGTGGCTGGCTCCGTGACGCGTCATGGGCATCTCGCCCTCTTGCTTGGCACACTACTACTCGGCGGCGCTGGGAGTATCCGCGGGGGCGGGCATCGTTGCTGGCAGCTTCTGCGAGAAGCGCAGTGTTGAACTGTGCCATGGGGGTCGTCCAGCGAGTAAATGGGGCGGATGAGATGCGTTCGCTCCGATGTGGGCGTAGACATAGCCCCGCCCCAGCATGGCGTCTCCGAGCACGCCGAGCAAAACCGGGTCTCAAAGACTGGCCTGGAGCCGCCTTGGGACACCCCCACTCCACCTCAAGCACCTCCTCCTCCTCTGGCTCGGAAAAGCCAGAGGAGGAGGTGCCGACCGAGCAACTGGCTTGTCTGGGTAGGTGTCCAGTCGCCCAAGGTGAGGTTGATTTTCCCGGAGGAGGATAGGGCGCCCCAGAACGCAAAAAGTCCCCTGAGCTGCCATCAAGGCGCCGAGGGGACGCTATTTTTTGGGAGGCTTCCGGTTAGAAGACTCTGAACGCGGTTAGAAGAAAGGGGTTAGCCCTTTCGAGCTAACCCCTTGATTCATTGGTCGGAGCGGCGGGATTCGAACTCGCGACCCTCTGCTCCCAAAGCAGATGCGCTACCAGGCTGCGCTACG